GAAGTCAGCTAATGTTGTACCTGAGAGACGTTGAATGTTGTTACGGCTAAAGATGATAAGTTGATCACGGAAAGAGATAAGACCTGTAATGCCGTGACTTACGTTGATAACACCGCCACCATTAGCAGAACTAAAGTCTGTAGAACTAGAAGGAGCAGAGAAATAAAGATTAGACCCCTTAGAGAAAAACACTGTATTCTTAAAGATCGCTACCTGCTCGGCACCCTGTATATCTGTGTTTGAGGTGATGTCTGAGAGAGTGTTGGTTGTGTCATTGTACAGTTTAGGAGCATTAGTCCCATCTACAAAGACTACAAAGTGACCCGCACCAAAGTTATACTCTGCACTACGAATCTTACCACCAGCAAGTGCTGTAGTACCTAAGCTAGACCAGCCGCTTCCTGTTGACAGGTGGTACTCTGTGACAGTACCATTACTTCTAGCTGCAATGTACTCACTAGGGTTAACTACTTTAACACCCAGAACACGCCCTGAACCAGGTAATACTGCATCATCTGCTTTCACATAACCCTGCAGTTTAGTGTAACCACCAGAACGTGCAGGCTCGAAGTTCTGCAGGATTGTAGCAGAACCAACAGCATTTGTACCCTGCTGAAGAGGGCTGAGATTAGAGATGAGACCACCTTTAAACTCAATAGGGAATGTCTGCCAATTAGTAGCCATCAGTAGTGTACTCGTGTATCTCTGAGGTACTCAGTGCGGTTAATGTTAACAGAACGCATATTCTTAATGCCTGCCTTAAACTTAGACTCTGATAAGCCTGCTGCTTGCATATCACCACGGAATACGTATGCGTAATACATAGCACCGTCTACAATGGTGTGGCGGTACTGTTCAGGTATTTCAGGGACATCTGAGAAAAGAGTCATGTCTACACCTGTGGCGTAGTATTCATATACTACTTCATAGGCTTCTTTAGGTGAGGGTACAAAGAGAAGTTCACGACTAGGTGCACGAACTACAAACTTAGGTACACCTCTTACATCTTCCCCAGAGTTATACTCAGCATCCACGTACTTGTCAAGGTATTCTTCGTAGTTTAGCACTTTTAGCTTGCTAGTACCAATACCTAAAGCTTCATCCCGTTTAATACGGAAGCTGTTCATGTTAACTGTCTTACTGTTGTAAGGCATACTATAGCGAACTTCACCAGGAGTTAGAATCTCTTCTTCCTCAGCATGGTTCCACGGCCACTCAAACTCTTCCTGATGGATATGACGCATAGATGCATTAACTGCATCCTTAGTCAAGTTATAGTAACCCTGTGCACCAGCGAAGTTTGCTGTAGTTAGTTCTACTTCGTTAAGGCGGCGGTTAACATCATTAACCAAACCAATGAAATCATATGCCATTCTTACTTCTCCTTAACACGTACAAAGATAGACCGTTCATACTGCAAGCCTTCTACAGAAGTAACCTTACACGTAATAGTATAACGTATGTTGTTAGTTCCTAAGGAAAGACGAATAGTGGCTACGTTCAGTGTATTAGTTTTCTGTACCATCTGCAAACCATTTACTATGTCTGCAGCGTCTACTTCGGTCTTAACACCAGAAGCATCGTTGATGTACCAAGTTACACCAGATATGTTATCATCACCCAAGAAACGTGACCAGTCTACACTGTAGTCTAATATCTCATCTTTATCTTTATCAGGCCATTTGTATGACATCAGTATGTTCCTTATGCTGCTATGCGGACAACTCTATCCGTGTTAGGAGCCTCAATGTGTACGGTTCTTTGTGCGTGATCTGCAGGGACTAGGACAGTAAATCTCTGTGAAGTAGCCTCTACGTAGACTACCCTGTTCCTGCTATAACTATCCTTAAGTGAAGCGTAGTCAAACTGCCCCGCATCAACTGTAGGTCGTTGCGTATAGATGTTTAGTGGTACAGAGCTAATCTCGAATACGTTAGTAGTACGAGTTTCAACAACACCTGCATTAATGTTAGCTGCTACACCTATCGTTACTACTACGGCTTCAGCAATAGTCTCTACACTACCAAGTGTAACAGAAAGCGCTGGGCTTGTCACGGATGTATTTGCTATGCCTGAGACTGTAGTTGTACCGATAAGACCTTGAGAGTCAACCCCTGAAGGTAGTACATCAGCCTTAGCAATGACAATAGTTGCTCCTAGAGAAGCTGTAGCAGATACAGATTCACTAAGTGTTACAGCCTTAGCTATCGTTACAACATTACCTACTGTAGCAGTAGATGTAACGCCTACGATAGACGTGTTAGCTGCAGATACTGTTACAACAGAATTAGTGGATGCAGTGGCAGCTACACCCTGAACGTCAAAGCGTGTCTCTGCAGTACTAGCAAAGGCGTTAATCGAAAAGGGGGAGCTACCAAAGATCATTAATCAGCATCCTGTATTGTAAGTGTGCCAGCATCAACCTGCCGCATGATTTCTGCATAGTGACGGTTGGCTAAATCTAACGGAACAGACATTTCTTGGCCGTCGATGGTGGCAGTTATGGAGGTGTTGTTGTTAGACACGATGTCTGCAACATACTGAGCCGCTGTGATGTTCATATTATCCATATTTACAACTCCGCATCAAATTCAAACCAAGAGCCTGCTGTACCACATCTAAACTGAACAGCCTGACCATTAGACGCACTACCAGCCCCAAAAGCTATCCCCGCACTGTGCTTGCTGACTTGGCCAGCGCTTAAAGTTGTAGGAGCTGTAGCGCTTGTCGAATACAAGTAAAGAAAAGTCGATGCCCCTGAGCTACTAAAGGACGGCGCAGACCGCATTTCCACTGGGTACGAATACGCTCCATATGCGCTTCCGTTGTTGTATCTCATGGCCATAACAATCCCCTCGTTATTCCCACTACTTACATACCTGTGATAATACCTATTACACCTCGCCAACTCATCCCCATAGCTGCGATGCTCGAATGGGGTTGCGGTGTCGCCTACTTCGAGTTGGATTAGCCGTGCTGTCACTGAGATGTCTGGTAGTGTCCAGTCACCCGAAGCGGGGCTAGTGATCTGCTGAGTTGTAATACCAGTGCCAGACAGCGTGTACTCAGTACTTGGAAGGTAGTTAAGCTCCTCAATGATCTGCGTCATTCCACCTGCTGTCTTCTTCCAGCGGTCCTCCCCGTATGCACCTGTAGCCACAGAAGCAATGGACAAGTTACGTTGATTGACTGTCAGGTTGCCATTGATCAAAATGTTGCGGTTCGACAAGGCACCATCGTTATAGACGTTACCTAAGTCTGCTAGTCCTCTTGCTTTAGTCATAGCTTATTCTCCCAATAGGGCGGCTAGGTCCAGAGCTTTGAGTTCATCAGGTGTAGTAGCAGCAGCCAAACGTGCATCGTCTGTGATGTTACGCAGTGTAGCTTTGTCTGTAGCAATCTGTGTCGTGCTGGTGCCAGCCTCTAAGGCTTGCATGAAGTCGATGTCTAGTTGGTCAAGACGTGACTTACGTTCAGCACGAAGTGTATCCTTCTGGATAGCCAAGGCTGCTGTCATGTCTACGTCAACAGCATCACCGTTGAGTGACCAAGCACCACGGAAGGTACGGTCTGTTGGAACTGTAAGGGATGCTGCATCACGAACATCTCCGTTGATATTAATAAAAGTGGTCATGCTGCCATCTCCGTTTCAGTTTGATTGATCTTCCAAGCATTTCTAAATGATCTGTCGCTTGGTATTAGTTCTACAGGAACGATTTTCATGATGATCCTGTTACCGTTGTACTCACGCCAGACTTGTGGCGAGATGTCTTTCTGGACCAAGTACTCAATAGCTTCTTCCTCGGTCATAGCTCCGATAGGTTCAGCATACGGATGCTCTTTGGGCTGTCCGTCAGGTACGTTCTGGTCACGAAGGTATGTGTCGATGGGTGGCAGTACACCACCAGCCAGTGCAGCAGCCATCCAGTTTGGATCAGGTACAAGCACAGAGGCAGGTGCATCAGGCTCTGCTGGGTTCTCGAACAGTACACGATACTTTGACTGCACAGGTGCAAGGCGAGACTTGGCTTCTGCTAGGCGATCCCAGAGGTGGCTCATGCGAGGTCTCCTACTACACCGATACTGTTTCCGTAGGCAGCTTGGTCATTAGCTGCGCCACCCGAAGCTTCTCTTTTGTAGCCAATTCCAGATGTAGTGTAATTGTCCGCTCCACCGCTATAGTTTTGCGCCGACCCAGACGAAGGGTACGCATTGCTAGATGCCGCAAGAAAGTAAGCGTCCGCCATTTGACTGGAAAACAACAAAGTAAAACTGCCTGTGCCATTGTCGATTACAGACGATGTATTGAAACTGCCCCCAATGGCGTTAGATGTCATATGGTAATTAACCCAAGCCTTCGCAGACCCATTGACCACATAGCCCGTCTCGACGGTATCTGTGCCATCTGTGATGTTTGATACGTTTAATGTACTCATGCTAGG